AACCAAATGACTTGGTTCCAAACAATCGGTATCAAATTACAAAAAGTATCTAACTTGATTCACCAACGTACTTTACGTGGCGGTGCTAACTTCATGGTAGTTTCTCCAGCTGTTGCAACAATTTTGGAATCAATCCCAGGATTTGCTGCTGATACAGACGGTGCAGCTGACACAATGAAATATGCATTCGGTGTACAAAAGATCGGTAGTTTGAACAGCCGTTACAAAGTGTACAAAAACCCTTATATGTTGGAAAACTTCATCCTATTAGGATTCAGAGGTAACCAATTCTTAGAGTGCGGTGCTGTATACTCTCCATATGTTCCATTGATCATGACTCCATTGATCTACGATCCTACCACTTTCACTCCGCGCAAGGGCATCATGACTCGCTATGCGATGACGATGATCAGGCCCGAGTTTTATGGAGGTGTTCAAGTAGCAGATTTAAACATTGTCTAGTATTAGATAACGTATATATCATACTCAAAAAGAAAGTGCCCCAATTTATTGGGGCATTTTTTTATATTTGCCGTAGAATTCATATATTTATATAAAAGAATTCTATGGAATATTATATTTACTTATTTACTTTTCCAAACGGAAAATATTACGTAGGTCGTACTAACAATTACACTCAAAGAATGAATACTCACAAATATAAAGCCTCAAAAAAAGCTAGGCACGAATTCTATTGGGCAATTAACAAATACGGATGGGATAGTATAGATCGTCAAATTATAGACACAGTAGATACATTAGAAGAAGCTGTAGCAAAAGAATACGAATACATAGTAAAATACGATAGTATTAGAAATGGATACAATATGACAGAAAATACTAAAGTAGGAGGTAGTAATTGGATAGGTAGAGAAAATTCAGAAGAGTTTAAAGCATTTAAAGAATATATGAAAATAAAAAATGGTGGTAAGAATAATGGAATGTACGGAAAAAAACATTCAGAGAATACTAGATCTGTGCAGAAGCAAAAAGCAAAGGGTAGATTTTCTCTACCTTGGTTTATAGAAAGATATGGGGAAGACGAAGGATCTAAAAAGTACGAAGAAAGAAGACAATTTTTACGTAGTAGAAATATGAATAGATTATCAGGTAAATTTTCTAAACTATAACATCTGCTTTTACGTCATATTTATACCTAAATGAGTTATACAAATATGGAAACAGAGGCACAAAAAAAGAGGATAAAAGGACCGATAAAGTTCAATATCCAATTGAATGAAGAGCAAAAGTTGGCCAAACAAGTTATAATGGACAACAAGATAACGGTTGTTAAAGGTCAAGCCGGATCCGGTAAATCCTTAGTAGCTGCTCAAGTTGCGTTAGATCTTTTATTCAAGAAAGAAGTCGAGAGAATCATTTTAACCAGACCTGCTGTAACTTCAGGAGAAGAGATCGGTTTTTTACCTGGTTCTAAAGAGGAAAAATTGGCTCCTTACACTGCAGCAATATACGATAACATGTATAGGTTGTACAACAAGGAAAAGATCGACAAAGAGTTAGAAAACGGAAAGATCGAAGTAATTCCTTTGGCTTTCATGAGAGGTAGAAACTTAAGCGATTGTTGCGTTGTGGTTGACGAAAGTCAAAACATAACACACAGACAAATGGAATTATTGCTTGGTAGAATTTGTATAGGGACTAAAATGATTATGTGTGGTGATAGTGCTCAAGTGGATTTAAAAAACAAAAAAGATTCTGGATTTCATTTCATCTGTACTCATTTTAAAGACATACAAGGTTTTGAAGTTGTGACGTTAAAAACAAATCATAGAGATCCAATAGTGGAACCTCTTTTAGAAATATACAAACAATTGTCTGATTAATGGCAAATCCAATCATATATACTGGTTCAGCACAACCTATAGCCGGAAATACTCCATTCGGGCTTTACGATGGGGACGCAAAATTCCAATCCGATGGTCCAAAGGTGGCGAATTACGTTGCCACTAAGCTAGGATATCCTGTAATGGAAGTAGAACTTCAGGATACGCAAATCTACGCCTGCTTTGAGGAAGCTGTTTCAATTTACTCTGAAGAAGTTTACCAATCAAAGATAAAGGACAACTACTTTTCTTTGGAAGGCGCTACAACTTCTTCTTTCCTAAACAATCAATTGGTGGTACCGACTATCAATTCAGTTGTTAACATTGCGGATAACTTCGGATCTTACGTTGGTGTTGGGGGTTTAATGACTTGGTACAGCGCTTCTTTGGCCTTGACTGCTAGTCAACAATCTTACGACATGCAAGCCTGGGCGATACAAAACGGAATCATAACCTCAGGTTCGGGAGATAGATTGATCATACAAAGAATATTTTACGAATCTCCACCGGCAATCAATCAATACTACGATCCATTCATCGGAGGATCTATAAATTATCAAGGAGCTACAGAAAATTTTGGATGGGCAAGTTACTCGCCTGGTCTTAACTTCCAATTGTTCCCGGTTTATTGGGACATTCAAAGAATTCAAGAGATAGAAATGTCTAACGAAGTTCGCGTGTCCAAATATACTTTCGAATTGACAAACAACCAGTTAAAATTATTCCCTACGCCTGACGTTAACGGATTGATAGTCTGGTTCGAGTATTCATTAAAGAGCGATTATTCTAGCGTATCAAAGAACAGTCCTTACGGATCTAACCAAGGTTTGATTACCAACCCTTCTAACGTTCCGTATTCTACAATGACTTATTCTCAGATCAATCAACCAGGTAAACAGTGGATCTACGAATATACTTTAGCATTATCGTCAGAATTGCTTGGATTGATTAGAGGTAAGTATCAAACGGTCGCTATACCTGGCTCAGAAGTCACTCTTAACGGAGCTGATCTAATTAGTAAAGCTAAGGACGCTCAAACTTCTTTGAGAGAAAAATTAAGACAGGACCTAGAAGATATGACCAGAAAGTCTCAATTGGAAAGAAAACAGTCGGAGAACGAATCCATGTCGAACACTCTAAATCAAGTACCTTTATTTATTTATATAGGATAATATGGCAATATTCGGTTCATTAAGAGACATAAACGTATTCAAAGGCATAACCAAAGAGTTTGTCGAGAACGTAGTCAGTCAGCAAGTTGGTTACTACAAAGTCATGCTGTCTGACACTCCTCCAAATGTATACGGAGAAGCTATGGACAAGCAATACATCGGACCAGTTTTATTGTGGACATTGATAGAAAGGGGTGACTTTACTTTCGAAGACTGGAACGATCAATCTACGGACAATCAAAGAGACGTAACGTTTAGATTCTTTAAGGATCACTTAATTAATGCTAACGTAGTTCCTGAGGTTGGTGATGTTATCATGTACAACGAATTGTATTTTGAAGTAGATAACGTTAACGAAAATCAGCTAATACTGGGTAAAGACAGTAATTACGCTTACTCCGATGGATTAAATAACTTCGGTTCTTCTTTCTCAATCATATTAAAAACGCATTATACTAGTCCTGATAGACTTGGTATACAAATACAAAGAACTTAATAAATGGCCAATCAAGTAACCAGACCGAAGAACAGAAAAGAGTTCATGGACAAATTGGTAACTCCTTATTTGCCAAACCAGGGTGGTCCAAATCCTCAATTTTCAGAGCCTGAAAAATTGGGACAACCTGAGACCAATCGCGCTTTGGAAGTGAGCGCGAAGAATGATTTGGACAAGGACTTTTCTATTGGTATCAAGGACTTCGACGAGGCTTTAAAATACTATTTCGACAACGTTATTAAGTTGAGCGTTGTACAAAATGGTACGAAATTAAACGTACCCATACTTTACGGTAACCAAGAAAATTGGAAGGACATTCAATTAGAAGGCGTATTGAGGGACAGAAACGGTAAGATGATGGCGCCGATGCTTTTCTTTAGAAGAACCGGCATAGAACAGAATAGAAATCTTGGTTTCAAATTGGACGGTAATCAGGCCCACAATTTACAATACTTCGAAGGTAGGTACGACAGAAGAAACATGTATTCTAATTTTAACGTGTTGAACTCAAGAGTACCAACAAAAAAGTACATGGTATCCGTAACCCCAGACTACGTTACGGTTACGTACTCCTGCATCGTCTGGACTTACTTCGTTGAGCAGATGGATAAACTAATTGAATCGCTTAACTTCGCGTCCAGGAGCTACTGGGGAGACCCAAATAAGTTCCTGTTCTATACAGACATAGAGAACTTCGAAGAGACATTACAATACAATATCGGTACGGATAGAGCGGTAAGAAATCAATTCACCCTAAAGTTAAACGGATACTTGATTCCTGACTCCATCAATGCTAAAGTTGCTGCAGGAAACAGAGTGTACAGCGTTGCCAATATATCTTTTGGTTTGGAGATAGCGAATAGCGTAGAACAATTCCAGGCTAACTTGGCGAAA